GTGCCCGGTGATCGCCATGATCTCGAGCGCGGTGCAGCCGGCCTCCGCCAGCCTGGCCGCGGCCGCCTTGCGCAGCCCATGAAAGGACAGGCCGGACAATCCCGCGCTCCGCACGGCGTCTGAGAACGCGTGCGTGAAGTGGTCGACCCGCCAGGGTCGTCCGTCCGGCCGCGTTAGCAGTGTGAGCGCGTCGCTGGTCGGCGCGGCGTCGAGGATCGCCGTCAGCTCCGGGTGCTCCGGCACGAACAACCTGGCGCCCGTTTTCTGCTGAACAACTTCAATCGCGCCGCCACACCGGGCCGCCTTTGTCATCGCCAGGCAGTCGCCTTTGCGCTGACCGGTGTGGAGGCCGAGCGCGGCGGCGCGCTTCAGCGGCTCGCCGATCGCCTCGCACTCCATGAACGCGGCGACGTCGGCCGGCGACCAGGTGGCGTAACCGTCGCCGGTTTTCAGGCGCCCTGGCCGGAGCGCGGGATTGTCCTTCCGCCAGCCGTGATCGACGCCCCACGACAGCAGCAGCCGGAGCACCGCGACCACAGCGTTCGCCCGCCGGGGCGTGGGCTGGCCGTCCTTAGTCGAATAGCTGTCACGGAGATTGAAAACGAAGGCGCGCGGCATCGTCGCGACCGGGAGCGGGCCGTATCGCTCGCGGAGCGCGTCGAGATAGTGGCCGTAGTCGCGCTGCGTCCGGGGTGCCAGGTCGCGCCAGTCTGACGATCCACGGTATGCCAGAATCAGCGCGGCGAGGCTGCCAGCGGCGACAACAGGGCGCCCGGCCGCGGTGCGGACCACCTGCGCCTCGGCGGCGTGGTGGGCGGCTTGGTAGGCGGTTAGAAAGCACGCGTCAGCCGGGGCGGGCAGGCGCACCCGCTGGCCGCCGCGCCGATAGTAGGCGAACAGACGGCCCTTGATGGTGGGAGTCCAGAGGTAGGGCAGGCGAACTGAGGCCATTGATTTTGCCCGAGCTACGGAACACATTTTGAGGACGATCTAGCCCGCGTGTGTCAATGATCTAGCGCGCGGATGGCGCGCTATGTGGGGAGGTAGCAGCCGTGCGGCGAAGGATTGGACTGGCTGCAGCCTGCCTTCTCGCAGCGCTCGGGTGGCTTAGTTGCGGCCGCGCCGCGGCCGCCTGCGTAGATGCCCATGGGGATGGTCATCAAACAATCATAGATGTGTCCGGGAGGATCATTTCGGGGGATGCCGCCAATTTTGACAAGGCCCTGAAGCGCGGCGCAGTAGGTGTGCCCACAACGGTTTTCCTGAATTCTCCGGGCGGGGATGTCTCCGAAGCAATCAACATTTCACAGAAGATACGAGCTTTGGGCCTACATACCTACATCCAAAGCCCGGACAAATGTGTTTCCTCTTGCTTCTTTCTATTTGCGGCTGGGGTTGGCAGAGTCGCAGAGGCTACGACATTTATTGGAATACACCTTCCTGACAATGAGAAAGAGATGCTTAACTCGCAACTATTTAGCTATTTGGCCGGGTGGGGTGTTTCTGCCGGCATCATCGACAAGCTGAAGGCGACTCCGTCCAATCGCTTCACCTGGCTAACGGAAGACGACCTATTAGCTATGGGAGTCGAGATCCGCGCAGACCGCGACCAGCCGACGCCGCTTGTGAACCTACACTGATCTTCTCCCGCACCTGGCGCCAGATCGCCACGGCTTCATCCGGGTTCGTGAACGGTTTAGTTGCGGATCAGCGGATTGTCCCCTACGTAGTCCCCGCTACCGCGCGGTTTGCGCCTCGGCCAGGAATTGCGCTGCTTTCTGACCGGGTGGCATAGCCAACGCCTGCCGGATGACGTTCACCAATGCCGGCGGCCGATTAACCTCGTTGAACTGCTCGACGAACCGGTGATGAGCGATGGCATCGGCTATTATCGAAGGAAGACGTTCAATGCCCGCATCGGGGGTTAAGAGCGCCTGCGATATGGCGTCCAGCAGTGCGCGCTTCTCTTTGGCTTCTTCGTTCCCGACGATCACGGCAGGGCCAATATGGTCCGTGACAACCCGGCCAACATGAGCCGCAAGGAGGTCGATCGGCATATCGTAGGTGCGCGGCTTGGAAAACATCGGCGGCTCCCAAAATCCTTTCGACGGGTGTTTTATCGCCTGAACAGGATATCGTGCCTAGGAATCTTACACGTTCATGTGATCGACGGGCACCCCAAGCGCCCGCCGCGCCCAGCTCCGCAGCTCGCCTTCCAGCAGCCGCCCGTCGCGGGTGAGCCGGAGCGACCCGTCACGCGTGGCGTCGACAATCTGCCCGGGCGTCACGCTATACCCGAGGCCGCGCAGGACGGTCGCCGCAGCCGCCGCGGTCATCCCCGGCGTGCGCGGTGCGGCAGCGGGAGCCTCAAACGGAGCCGGCAGCGTGCGCTCCGCCCAGGCGTGCAGCTCCGGGACCGTGGCCGGCAACCCGTCCGGAAATTCCTCGCGCAGATCGCGGCCTCGGACCGGCCAGCCGCGCGAGAATAGGTAGCCGCGCGCCGCCTTGATCGACAGACTCATGGCGCCCCTCCGTCTTGGTGCGTGCCGACGTTCGGCAGGTCGCCGGGCTGCGACGGGCCAGGCTTCGGCGCCAGACTCGGCACGCCGGCGGCGTCGGCCGGCCAGGAAGGCGGCGCGGCGCCAGCCAGGGCGTCGCCATCCGGGTGCGCAGGCAGCCCCACGGCGCGCCTGGCATCATTCGCGGTGACCACCCCGGACTGCTTCAACACGGCCTGCACGCTGGCGACGGCGGTGTAGTCGCCGCGCTGCAGCCCGGACAGGTCGAGCGCCAGGTGCTGCCCCGGCGGCAGGACGTCGTCGAACTCGGCTTCGATTGCGGTGACGATCGGCAGCAGCGCGAGCGTGGCATACGCGGCCAGGTAGGGCGTGAGGCTCGCCGGCGGCGCGCCGGCGCCGGTGTCCAGCAGCGGGAGCGGAATACAGAACAGCCGGGCGATCTCGGCCACACTGAAACGGCGGGAGGCCAGCGCCTCGGCATCCTCCGGCGACAGGGATAGGGGCGTGACGGTCGACGTCGTGTCGAGGATGAGCGGCAGGCGGGCGGCGCTGGCGCCGGTGTAGCGCCCTTGGAACCACGACTCGAACCGGCGCATTCCCTCCGGGCTGACATTCGCCGGCAGCGTCACGGCCACGCTCGGGGTGGCGGCATTATCCCATACAGCCGAGGCGAACCCCTGCGCGCCGATGGCGGCGGACAGCACGGACGGCGCGCGCGACAGGACGCTGCGGCCGAGGATGCCGTTGTCTGACCGCGCCTTGATGTGCAGCACGTCCGAATCGAGGAGTCGCGCCGGGATGCCCAGCAGCATCGCCTCTGGCGTGCTGTTCACCAGGTCGAAAGCCAGCCGGCCGGTGCCGATCACCTGCGGCAGCAGCCATGCCCACGGCACGTTCGTGAGGGTCGCCACACCGCCGCGCCCGTCCGTGCCGATCATCGCCAGGCCGTTGCCCTGCAGCAGCGTGCTGGCGACCAGGGTCGATATGAAGGACGGCCAGGATTGCCGCGGGTTCGGCCGGGACAGCAGCCGCGCGGCCGCGGCGCCAGGCAACGGCTCGCGCCCGTCCGGCGTGTCCTGGACGATGCTGGCCGGGAGGCTGGCGATCGAGCTGGCGATCAGCTCCACTGCGCCGGTGACGGCCGACAGGTTCTCGACGGCCAGGGTGGCGAGGTTCGCCGTGCTGACGGCGCCGTTGCCCAGCGTGTAGCCGGCCGCCCCGTAGAACGCCCGGTGTTCGGGCTGCGGGCGGGTGCGGGCCAGCAGCCGGGAGATCATGCCCATCACAGCACCGCCAGGCACAGGGTGCGCAGCCGCGCCGTGGCACACGCCCGGCCCATGACGCGCGCCCGCGCCGCGACAGTCGTCGCGTCGTATGCCGGCAGGCGGTGCAGGATCGATATTTCGTGCAGCGTGACGCTGCGCAGCTCGCGGGTCGAGTGGTTCGGCCACGCGTCCCCGCCGTCGGGGACGGCGAAGCCGAACGAGCACCCGGACAGGTCGCCCCGTTCGGCCATGTGCAGCACGTCCCGGCCGAGCGTCGTGTCGGGCACGTCCAGCTCGAAAGCCAGTCCTTTATCCGTCTCCGCCAGTCGGAGCGTCCCGGAACGCGTGCGACCGAGCAGCTTCGAGTCGTCGTGATCGACCAGCGCGCGCACATCGGCGCCGCTGGCCAGGCTGGCGCGGAAGGCGCCGGGGCGGATCGACTCGGTGAAGCCGCCGATCTGCGCGGGCGTGTTGAACACGGCCGCGGTGCCGATCAGCTTTCGACCTGCGGCGCGCAGTTCGACCGATGCGCGCCGCTCGAGATCCGCCCCGGACATGGTCAGGCGATCAGGTCGGTAATGGCGGCGAACGACGCGGTGTGGCGCAGCTCGACGTCGGCCGTCATGGCCGCGCGCACCAGCACGTTGCCAGCCGCATACCCGGTGGAGTCGTAAGGGTTCACCAAGATATCGACCTCAGACCAGAAGCCGATCACCAGGTCGGACCAGTTGCCGAACACCAGCGCCGACAGGTTGCTGCCGCTGCCCTTCGTGAACGTCGCCGGCACGTTCTGCGTCGAGAACAGCGGGTAGCCAGCCAGCGCGCCCGGATCGGTCTGGATAAAATTCGATGAGGTATCAGTTGGGGTCTTCAACGTCTGGCGCGCTGACTTCACCACCTTGGCGTTCGTGACGAACGCCAGCGATCCGGCCAGGGCGTCGGCCTGGTCGATTGTGCTGATGAGGTTGACCACGTTCGGCCAGGAAATCGCCGCGCCGTTCGTGCCGCCGGAGACCACCGTCACGTTGTTCGACGCCGCCAGCACGCCGTTCGGCTGATTGCTGCCGCCGCCCACAAGGGCCGCCTGGTCGAGCGCCACCGCGAGAAGCTGCGTCAGGTCGTTCTCAACCACCCTCTGCACATCGACGCTCGGCTGCATAATCATGTTGCGGCTGATCGACACGATGCCGCCGCAGTGCTTCGGCGTCAGCAGCACGCTATCGGTCTGCGGGTCAGCCACGGTGATCGTGCTGTTCTCGGCGAACCAGGTCGCGCTCGCCGACGCCTTCAGGCGCGGGAGGGACAGGTTGCCCACCAGGCCGCCCAGCACGGTCGCGCCAGCGGCGCGCACGACGCACTTGTTCCGCAGCACGTCGATCAGGTTCGGGCTCACAATGGTCTGGATCAGGTTCGACCCGGGACCGCCGGAGGGGTTCGTGGTCGTGAACACGCGCTGTTCCCGCGGCGCGCCGGAGGCAGCCAGGCTGAACAGCAGTCCGTTCGGCTGGCGGCCGCTGCGGCGCGCCAGTTCGGCCGATACCTCGCGAGCGCGGCCAGCGGCTGCATCCGTGGCGCCGAGCTGGGCGCGAATCACGTCGGTTGCCGTCACCTGCGCGGCCAGGGCATCGAACCGGGTGTCACCGGTGCCGTCCA